TGACGCGGCTGACTTGCGTCTCGGCCTCCGTAGTAGTCTCGGGCAACGTGGCGTACTCGGAAAGCAGGTTCACGCCCTTGTCGCGGTACTGCTGCGCCAGCTGGATGCCGGTGCCCTTCTCGGTCTGCAGGCCATCCGGCGGCCACGAGACGGGTATCCAGTGCGGTCGCGCCTGCAGCGCGTCGACATGGATGGCGACGGCCGCTTTCGCCTGCCGGTAGGCGTCGTAGACGTAGAACGTGTCTGAGTCGCGGTCCCAAGCGCACCAGACGGCGGCTGTCGGGTGATCCCAGCCGAAATCCAGGCCTGCAATGCGCGGCCAGTGGTCCGGGATCGCGTGCGGCTGCCATGAAATCAGCGCCTCATCGACCGGGAACACAGCGCCGGAGCCCATCGTCGGGATGCCCTGCGAGCGCGCTTTGCGCAGGTGCAGCGGCGTGCTATCGAGCAGCTCGGCCTTGGTCTTGGCGTCCAGATGCGGCACATCGTCCCAGCCCGCCATGACCAGATAGCGGCTTGGGGAAATCTCAGGCATCAGGCGCCCACATCTGCTGTGCGCTTGGCCGGAACTGCATGACGGTCTCGGTCATGCCGTCCAGCGGGGTGAAGGTCATGTAGACGATGCCGCCGACCGTCGCGGTGCGGATCAGGCACTCGCCGTAGATGTCGATGTCTGGTTCCTCATCGAGCCAGATCACTTCCTTCTCGGTGCCTTCGAACGCGCCACGGCCCTGCTGATAGCTCTTGAGGCCCAGCACCGACCATCTGCCGGTGACGTGCTTGATCTGCACGGTGTCGATCAGATCCTGCACGCCCTGTTTCCATGTGATCGCGCCGATGCAGTCGCCGGGGATCAGGCCGGTACCGGCAACGCCCTTCGGGTTCGAGCCGGTGACGGGGCCAAACAGTTTGGCCTGCACGATGTCGCGCGTGGTCTCGTTGGTCTTGCCAGCCGCCCAGCCGTTGATCGGGTTGGGGAACTGGCGTCCCTCCCACCAGTCCGGGTACAGGCCGGTCAGGTGCAGCGCGGTCTCGTAGCCGCCAGCGCCTTCAGTCTTGCCGATGCGGTTGGCAGCCATCATGCACCGCTCGCGATAGCTGGCCCCGGCGCGAAAGAACTCCATGTGCTTCGGGTACAGCTCGCGGCGCAGTGGCCCGGTGTCCGGGTAGTACGTCCACAGCTTGCGGCGTGACTTGCGGCGCTCCTTTTCCTCCAGCAGCGCCAGCAGCTCAGCTTTCGCTTGCACGGTCGCGGCCAATGACGGCGAGGCCGGCGGCGGCGGCGCGCTCGGCGATCTTAGCGTCCAGTTCCTCGTCGGTCAGGCGGCGCACGTTGACCTCGGCCGTCACGTCGATGCGCTCGCCGTACCGCTTCGGCTGCTCCTTGGCGGCTTGCCACTTCTCGGCATCGATCGCCACGCGGGCGGCAGCAGGGTCCATCCTTCGGTACAGCACCGCATCTACGATCTTGTCGATGCGCTCAGCGCGAGCATCGGCGCGGGCAATGCGGGCAGCATCGTACTGGTCGCGAAACGCGGGATCAGCGGCCAGCCAGTGCATGATCGCGTTGCGCGTCATGAACCCGGCCTTGCCGTCGATTGACGACAGCGTTTCTCCGCTGGCGATCGCGTCGCAGATCAGGCGCGCTTGAGCCGGTGTGCGCGCGGTCGGCGGTCGGCGCGTCGGTGCTTTCTTGGCGGCAACCTTCTTCGCTGATGCCTTTTTTGCCGCGCGCTTCATGGCGCTGTGATGATCGGGATTCGACGGGACCGGAACAGCGCCTGCAAGTCGAATTTGCCGGCGGCAAAGTCTTCGAACGGCGGCAGCTGCGGGTATCGGTCGTCCGTCGCCAGCAGGGCGTACATGTACTGGACGGCGCGGGTCAGGTCTTCGACGCGCGCCTCACACGCGGCATTGCTCTGCCGCTGCTGGTAGCCGATCCACAAGCCACCGGCCAGCACGGCGACGCCCAGCACCAGCGGCCACGCCGGGGAAATGGCCAGCCGCTCAATCACGGTCAGCCACTCGCCCGCCTCGGCTGCGGTGATGGCGATGGCGGCGACGGCGGCACCACCGCCGAAGGCTGCGGCCTGCTTCATGCCCAGTTCCCGATGCGCTCGGCCAGCACTGCGGCGTAGCCTTCCATGAATCGGTGCTGATTCAACAGTTGCGACCGAGATAGCTCCGTCAGGTTGGCGAACTGTGGGCCTTGAATAAACAGGCTCAGCGCGTGCTTGCGATCGATCAACTGTTGGTACTCGACCCTTGCTCGCTCGTTCGCGTCGGTCGGCTCGGGCTTGTACCCCGCCTCGAACGTCGCAGCAGGCGACCAGCTGGTGTACCCGTCCTCGTACACGACGTAGTACGCGCCCACCGGCGGCGTGCGGTTGTTCGGACAGCCCTGCGGTGCCGGAACGATGCTGCCGCCTTCCAGCACCACCTCGTACTTGAACCCGCCATCGAACCACCGTGTATCGGCGATCTTCTCGGCCTGCACAACCTTGTGGCAACGGTACTGCTTCATGCCAGCGTCGCCAGCTTGTCCTTGAGCGCGTAGCCCATCAGCGGCCACATCTTTTCGACCGCATTCGCTCGGGCGACCTTGCGGCCGATCTCGGCGTCGAAGTTCTCGGGCGACGCACAGGCTGATTCGCCGGTGACGGTGAAGCCGTTGCGCAGGATCAGGACGCAGAACGTCAGCACATCAAGCGGGCTGTGCGGGCGCGGCGGCGTGAAGTCGACGCCTTGAACTGGCGATAGGTGGCACGCTTCAGCAGCAGTGAAGTAATGCTCGGCGGCGATGTTCGCCTCGATGTCGGCTGGCGTGACACGCGGCGCGGTCAGCTTCTTGGCGAGGATTTCCTGTTCAACGTCGTTCACGGTTTGCTCTCGGTGGCGCCCCACGCGGCCCATGCGTCAAGGCACGAGTACAGAAGGTTGACCAGCCCCTGAAAGGCCGGGATCTCGGAAGTCGGCAGCAGCGCGCCACCGGGCGCGGGCTCGAAGTGCGGCAGCGGTCGCGGCTCGCTGGAACACGCCAGCAGTTCCGGCGGCGGCAGATCCCGCACCGGTACCGGCACCCTGACCTCCTGCACATCGACGCGCACCACCGGCTTGGCCATGCACCCGGCCAGCGCCAGCAGGGTCAGCGCGGCAGCGATTCGAGCCATGCGTTCAGCTCCTGGGCGTCAGTTGCGGGCTTCACCGGCGCGCGGTCGGCCAGAATTCGCCGTGCAGCGGCACCAGCGGCCTCGGAAGCGCGGACGCATCCGGCGGCAAGCTGATCGACGGCGGCGTTCTGGCTGGCGACGGACTTGCGCAGTTCGGTGATCGTGGCGGCGGCGTGTGCGGTCTCGATCTGCGCGGCGTTGACCCGAATGTCAGCGGCGGCGACGTCGGCTCGAAGGCCCGGCACCGTCACCAGCTCGCGCCATGCGGTGAAGCCGCCAGCGGCCAGCACGAGGGCAGCCACAGCGCCCAGCAGGTACGGGGCCAGCGGCGACAGCAGCAGGGTCGCAAGGCGCGTCACGCTTCGTCCTCGCTCGATGCCGCGCTGCTCTCGATCAGCGGCAGCCGGTAGTCCGATGGCGGCGGCAGCGCGGTCGGCCAGCGGTAGGACAGCACCCGGCCAGTGTCGAACGGCGCGATGCTGACGGCGTTGCCTTGGTTGCCGCCGACGACCATCAGCCGGTTTCGCGCGTCGCGGCCGACGACGAAACCGACATGGCCGCTCCAGCTGGTTGGACTGCCGCGCCAGAACACGACAATCGCGCCGCGTGCAGGCTGCGCCAGTTGACCGCCCCAGCTCTGGTACGAACGTGCAGCAGCGGAGCGCGTTGACCGGATGCCGGCGTCTTCGAGCATGGCCCCGACGAAGCCAGCGCACCACGGCGTTTCATCGTCGCGGATCGGCAAGCCCAGCTTGCGCCACAAGGCCAGGATTCGCGGCTCGTGCTTCGCGCCAGCGATCTCGCGCAGGCCGACGTGCGCCAGCGCCGTCACAAGCCATTCGGGGGTGTCGACGCTTGCCATGCTCGGCTCCAACGCAAAAACCCCGCACTAGGCGGGGCTCGGTTCGTGGCAGGTATCGCCACGCTGCCAGCTTTATACCGGCAATTTCTCAGGCTGTCACGCGAGGGCGATCAAGGGGAACTGGTTCCCTTTGATCGGAGGCAAAGGGCAATGTTGCCCGTTGCCTCGCTGGCCGCGCTTCACGATGTGAGCGTCAAGCGTCGCATGCGCGGGCGCGCGTACTTGTCCTTCGCTCGCCGCCCGAAACCGAAAATGCGGATGTCTCTCGACACCGGCATCGCATCTTTCGCGCGCCTGCGGCGCGGGTCGGTGGCTATGGATCAGGCTGGGCCGTAGACGCATGCGTAGCGCACTGGCGCCGAGGGGATGCCCGCGAACAGGTCGGCGACTTCCTCGACCTTGCCCAAGACCCCGATCTGCTCGAACCGTCCGCCGCTGTAG